CGTCCACGGCTTCATTGCTTGGGGCGACGGCGAGGTGCTTGGCGAGAAGATGGTGTCGGTGTCACAGCCGTTGCCGGAACTCGAACCGGCTCCCCCGCAGAGCAAGAAGGGTTGGGAAACGCAAGTCGGCATGAGCTTGAAGTGCATCACGGGTGAGGACGCGGGCCTTGAGGCTCGCTACAGCACTACGTCGGTGGGCGGCAAGCGTGCCGTGCAGGCCTTGGCGGCGGCCATCGCAGCCCAGGTCGAGCGTGACCAGAGCAAGCCGGTGCCGGTCGTGGTTCTGAAGAAGGAGCACTACCAGCACAAGTCCTATGGCCGCATCTACACGCCGGTCTTTGAGATCGTCGAATGGGTGTCCATGGAAGGTGAGGGTCCGTCGGCACCGGAGGGCGATGAGCCTCCACCGGCTGCTGCGGCTCGTCGGCGACGCGCTGCGTAAGGGAGCGGGGGTCGGCAACGGCCCCCGATTCTTTGATGGCAATACTCTGGATCGACTTTGAAACCCGTAGCCGGTGCGACCTGCCGTCAGCCGGCGCGTACAACTACGCGCAGGACTTGAGCACTGAGGTGCTCTGCATGTCCTACGCGTTTGATGACGGCGAGGTGGCAACGTGGTTGCCCAAGTATCCGTTCCCCGAGCGCGTGGCCAACTTCAAGGGCCAGATACGCGCGCACAACGCTGCATTTGAGCGGCTTATCTTTTGGTACGTGTGTCAGATCAACTTCGACTTGACACAGTTTTACTGCACGGCCGCACAGGCGCGGGCGAACTGCCTGCCCGGCAGCCTCGAAGACATTGGCCGTGCGCTCTCGTCTAAGATGAAGAAGGACCATCGCGGCTCGCAGTTGATCCGTCAACTGTCGATCCCGCGCGCGGATGGCACGTTCAACAACGACCCTGCGCTTATGGCTGAGATGATCGCCTACTGCGAGCAGGACGTGCGCGCCATGCGCGAGATCAGTAAGGCGATGCGCGACCTGTCAGACACCGAGCTTGCCGATTACCACGTCAACGAGCGGATCAACGACGCGGGCGTTAGGGTGGACGTGCCGCTCTGCGAGGCCGCCGTGCGCTACGCCGAGGACGAACTGCAAGAGATTGAAAAGATCGTCGCCGAGGTCACGCACGGCGTCATTACGAGCGTCCGTTCGCCCAAGATGCGCGAGTGGGTGCTGGAGCGCGTCGGCCCCGAGGCTAAGAAGCTGATGACCGTCTACAAGGACGGTGAGAAGAAGTACAGCATTGACAAGACCGTGCGGGCCAACCTGCTCGCCATGGACAACGCCGACGAAGTGCCGCCCGACGTGGCCGATGTCGTGCAGTGCGCGGATGACCTATGGGCCTCGTCAGTCGCTAAGTTTAACCGCTTGAAGCAACTCGCCGATGTCGAGGACGCCCGTGTGCGTGGTGCGTTCATCTTTGCAGGCGGTAGCGCCACAGGCCGCGCATCGAGCTACGGCGCGCAGGTCCACAACTTCACCCGCAAGTGCCACAAGGAGCCCGAGGCCGTACGCCAGGCGCTTGTGCGCGGGCATGCGATCGTTCCGCGATACGGAATCCGCGTCACGGATGTGCTCAAGTCGATGCTACGTCCGGCGCTGATCCCGGCCAAAGGTAACGCGTTCGTCGTGGCCGACTGGGCCGCGATCGAAGCCCGTGCGACCGCGTGGCTCTCAGCCGACCCGCTCGCCGAGCCCGTCCTTGAAATCTTCCGCACAGGGGGTGACATTTACAAGCGTGAGGCCGCTGGCATCTACGGCGTCGGGCCTACCGAGGTCAACGACGAGCAGCGCCAGATCGGCAAGGTCGCCATCCTTTCACTAGGCTTTGCCGGCGGTGTCGGTGCGTTCAGCGCGATGGGCCGCGCGTATGGCGTCAACATGAGCGAGGCCGATGCGCAGCGTATCGTTGACCGTTGGCGTCGCGCGAACCCGTGGGCGGTGCGTTACTGGCAAAGATTAGAAGACGCCTACACCCGCGCCATGCGTAATGTCAACACTGAGTTCAAAGCTGGCCGCGTGGCGTACATGTACGACGGTCAGCATTTGTGGTACGCCCTGCCCTCGGGCCGCGTGCTATGTTACCCGTTCGCCCGTCTGGAGTCGGACGGTGTGAGCTATCTCAAAGCCGCTTGGAAGCCCGCGCAAGATGCGACCGAATGGCCGCGTGCGCGACTGTGGAAGGGCTTGGCTTGCGAGAACATCACGCAAGCGACCGCCAATGATTTGCTGCGGCACAGTCTGCGTGAGTTAGACCGTCAAGGATTACGTACGGTGCTGCACGTTCACGACGAAATCGTTATCGAATGTGTTAACGAGGCCGCCGAGGTCGTTGCAGAACTTTTGAATACGGTAATGTGTACGGCTCCTGATTGGGCCGTGGGGTTTCCGCTCAAGGCCGAGGTCAAGGTCATGGAGCGGTATGGCAAGGGCTAAAAAAAGCCCGGCGGGTTAGGCCGGGCTAATAGGGGACTGGAGAAGTCACATGATGAGATTCGCCGATTATCTTAACAGCATCGCCCCCGAGGGGGAAGTTATCCTGTTCGTCCGTCAGAAGCCGCTCATGCGTAACGGCGAGCAGCTTGCCCATAACGACGGCACGCTCAAGTACACTTGGCCGCCGGCCTTGTTCGACCGTTACCAGCGCCGCCCGCAAGGGGCGTGGTACGCCAACACCGGCTGCTTCATCGTCGATCGCATGGCCGATGGCCTTTCGGCCTCGGCGGCCAACTGCGAGCGCGTCGCGTTTATGGTGCTCGATGATGTCGGCACCAAGTCCAAGGTGCCGCCGTTGGAGCCGACGTGGAAGATGGAGACGAGCCCCGGCAACTATCAGTGGGGCTACACGTTCGGCCTTGACGATCAGCCGACCAAGGGCGAGTTCGCGGCTGCGATCAAAGCGATCGCCGAGGCGGGCTACACCGACCCCGGCGCAATCAACCCGGTGCGCAACTTCCGCATCGAGGGCAGCATCAACCTAAAGGAAGGGCGCAATAACTTCGCCTCCATCCTGACCGAGTTCCACCCTGAGCGCGAGTACACACTGGCCCATATTTGTCAAGCGTTGGGCGTTACGCCCGGTCCTGTTGATACGGCGTATATACGCGGCGTATACCTTGAAGACGATGGCCTTGACACGGTGCTAGAGTGGGTGCGCGAGCGCGGGTTGCTGCTCGATAAGGCCAACGGCGAGGGCTGGTACGGCGTAGTGTGTCCTAACCATGCGGCGCACACGACGGGCGACCCCGGCGGGCGGTACAATCCCGTATCCCGTAGCTACACCTGCTTCCACGGCCATTGCGGCGACTGGAACAGCGAGAAGTTTTTGCGATGGGTCGAGGCCGAGGGCGGCCCCAAGACGGGCTACGGTCTGCGCGATGACCTGCTCGCTAAGAAGATGGAGGCCGCGTTGAGTAAAATTACGCCCACAACTGAGTATCCCGACGAAGCCGCCAAAGTTATCGAGGAGGTCGAGCGCCGCGAGCTTGGGCGTATCGAGCGGTCGCAATGGTACGAGCGTTTCGCTTACATCCAAGACGATGACAGCTATTTCGACATGCTCGATCGTCGCGAGATCAGCCGGCAGACGTTCAACGCGCTGTTCCGTCACATCCCGTGCCGCAGCACGCGCACCAACCGCGCGATCGAGGCCTCCATCTGCTTTGACGAGAACCGTCAGGCGATGGGCGCGCACTCGCTCGTCGGCGTCACGTTCGCCGCTGGCGAGTCGATCCTTGTCTCACGTAACGGCCTCGTCTACGGCAACCGCTGGCGCGATGCTAGGCCTACGGCCGCCGAGGGCGACGTATCCGTTTGGCTACAGCACGCCGAGCGCATGATCCCCGACCCTATCGAGCGCGAGCACGTTCTCAACGTAATGGCCTACAAGCGCCAGCACCCCGAGAAGAAGATCAACCATGCCGTGCTGCACGCCGGCCGCCCTGGTAGTGGCAAGGACACGCTCTGGGCGCCGTTCCTGTGGTCGATCGGCGGCAACACGCACGTCAACGTCGCCATCGTCAAAAACGAGGAACTCAACTCGCAGTGGGGCTATGCGCTGGAGTCTGAGGTTATTGTTATCAACGAGCTCAGACAAGCCGAGGCCAAAGATCGACGGGCGCTTGAAAATAGTTTGAAGCCCGTGATCGCCGCGCCGCCTGAACTACTGTCGGTCAACCGTAAAGGCATGCACCCATACGACGCGCTTAATCGTGTGTTCGTACTGTCGTTCTCAAACGAGCGCGCAGCGATCAGCCTACCGCGAGACGATCGCCGCTGGTTCGTCGTGTGGTCTGAAGCCGAGCGCATGGCGCCCGAGGACGCCGAGCATATTTGGGCCTGGTACAAGTCCGGTGGGTTTGAAGCCGTCGCCGCGTGGCTTGATGCGCGCGACGTGTCGGCCTTCAACCCTGGCGCCGCGCCGCCGATGACTGAGGCTAAGATGATTATGATCGAGTCGGCCATGAGTACGGCCGAGTCGTTCCTAGTTGAAATGATCCGCACGCGGCAGGGTGACTTTGCCAAGGGCGTCATCGCCTCACCGTTCTATGCCATCTGCGATCGACTGCAAGGCCTTGCGCCCACGGGCGTGAAGGTCGTACCGCCGGCGCTGATGCACGCGTTACGCGAGGCCGAGTGGGTCGATTGTGGGCGCTTGCACTCACGCGAGTGGCCGACACGTAAGCATGTGTTCTGCCATCCGCAGTTTGCGAGCCTCACGAAGTCGGAGCTCCGGCACATGGCCGAGGACAAGTCGCCCGCGCTCTCAGTCGTCAAGTAACCAGTCAACGAGGATGGCGGCGCCGATAGTCAAGAGTAAGTACGTCACGCTTATTGGCCTTTAGTTGATTGTATCGAGCGGTGGTGGCTTGCAAGGCGGTCGGCGCCTTGTAGCGCCGCCCCTTGCCTTGGCGCACGTCCTTGCGCGCCACGTCGATCCAGCGCCACATGCGCCGAGTCCACCAGTCAGTGAGTGTTGTCCGCGCCACGGTCTACCCGTTGCAGCGCGCGGCGTGCGATCGCGTGCGCGTCCTCGCACTGATCGCGGCTCATGTTCGCAATGGTGTGTAGCGCGGCCTCGTAGTGCAGGAGCTTATATACTGCTTCCGTGTAGAGCTTGACCACGCGGCCGTAGTCATCACGCGTCAGGTTGTCGGTCATTTGCTCTCTCCCCTCGCACGAATGGCGGCGGCGCATCCCACAAGTGTCGGAATATGCGTCAATGTCGTTGATTCTTTCGGTAGCGGACCGTCCTCGCACACCTTCGCGCACGCCTCCCGCTCGGCTGCGGCAACGAGGGCGGCGAAGCGTTCAATGAATGGAGTCACAAACAAGGGCCCCTCGGGCGGCACTATTGTGTTCGTTGCCTCTGCGGCCTCTCGCGCCAATCGGATGATGTCGTCGCGGGTCATCGCTCCACCTCTCGCACCAGGCGATCAATGAACCACAGCGCCTTGCGGTACTCCTCAGCGCGTGCGGCGTCGTGGTCGCCGTGCTTATGGCCGACGCGTGAGAGGTACTTGAGCGCCGATAGGCGCAGATACCCTTCGAACTCCTCAGGCGTACTCTTAGCCCTCATGTAGTCGATCGTCTCAATACCACCGACTTTGTAGTGGTCGGGGTTGATCGCATCCGGCGTACTGTCGGCCTCGGCGTGCGTACTGTCGCTCCCATAGGGCCACGCGTTGTACTCGGCCATTACCGCGTCGAGCTCCTCTTTGGTCAGCCTACAGGCGCGCTCCAAGCGACTCTCGGGCGCTCGGTACATGGTCTCAGGGTCTATAGGCGGCTTACTCTCAAATGGATCAGCCGGCCGGCCCATGTCACGTTGGAACGCGTCCCACTCATCGAACGTCATGCGTATGTCCATAGTTATGGTCCTCACCAGTAGTCACCACCCCAACGCCGACGGCTGCACGCCCAATTGGGCGGCGGCACGCGGCGCCACTCATCGCGCCGCGCGGCGTCGAGCCGGTGCAGCACGCCCCTCAGCCAGTCGAGCCAACGGATCACGCGACGCCCTCGGGTAGCTCGATCGCCTTGCAGCCCAAAGCAAGCGCCACGATCGCGTCAGCTTGACTCTGCGTCATGCGTAGCGCGTCCTCGACACGCTCGACCGGGCGTGACGTGCCGGTGTACGCGCCCTCAGCGTCACGGTCGAGTGTTAGATAGCGGCCCTCGTACTCGGGGCCGCCGATGGTGTATTGAATGACCCAACGCTTGCCGCTCATCGCAGCACCTCCCACGCGTCGGACTTGCGCTCGGCGAGCTTGAAGTTAGCGATGGGCCAACGGCGCAGCAGCTTAGACGCTGGCCACGCTAGCAGTACCGTGCCCGCGTCGTGCCTCCAGCAGCCCTCCTCAGTCGCGCCCGCGTCCGTGTAGTAGAACGCGCGGCGCATGCCGG